CTTGCGGCCTGGTTGGAGCATCGACAGCTCTTGTACTGGCGCTTGCGCCAGCACACCCAAATCCATACAGAAAGGAAGACAACAGCGTTGTGCCCAAGACAAGACTCAAGCGATCAACTTCCACGTACTCCTGAACCCCATGGAGAGGTCCATGGCGGTAGACGCACTCGGCCTTCTCAGGCCCGTGCGTTGCGCCGATTAGGGAGTCGCGGCTTATATGATGTCTACCCGATTACGGTGAAAGATGTCAAGGGCCGAATTAGGAAGCGCCGCAAGCGGCGGTTTCGTATCCGTCGCCATGACTGTGGCGAGACGTTTGGGCCACTAAAAAGGAAGGCGGGAGAATTTGCAGTCCCACCGAGGACTCCGGCTTATGCTCGACTCCGTGAGGAGATTGAGCCTGCGGTCGGTGGCATCATCGGACAAAACCAACTGGTTAGTGCGACTGGTGCTATTGCAAGTTCTTACGATGTTCCTTACCTCTTTACTCCACGGACGATGAAGACATGGGATGAAGTCCATCCATGGATTCAAACCTTCGATCTTTATGATCAAGGCTATGGTGTGCCAAAAGCTCGGTGCAACCGTATTCGTTACAGAGAAGGAGGTCCTTTCGCGAAGTATACATGTGAAGTCCCTGTTCAAGAAGTTCAGGGATCCGGAGTTTACTTCGGTCGTGACTTCCGTTCATTCGGAGGCTACGCGAGTGTGTATGCGGGAGGATTCTGTCCGGCAAACTGGGATCATGGATATTCCGCGTCTGATTTTATGAACGCGGGAACCGATGTCTCAGCGATAGGGCCCGATGAAGGGTCCGCAGCGCCGTACGGTCCACAAGCCTGGAGTAAATTCAGGCCCAAAACGCAAAGTTTTGATGCTATGCAGTTCCTCTTTGACGACGTCAAAGACCTGCCTCAGCAACTTGCGACCACCAGTCAGCTCTTAAGAGATTCGCACGGGCGTTGGCTTCGTGCCAACTTATCTCGTGCGGAGCTGAGGGCTCTTCGTGATAAGGTGTTGATGCCACGGAACGTGGCTGAACAATACCTAAATTACGAGTTTGGTTGGGCCCCTTTCATCGGTGACCTTAGAAAGCTCTATACCGCGTATTCTAGGATGAATCGCGCGATATCGCAGCTCCACAGGGATAATAACCGATGGATTCACAGGGGTGGTACCGTTCTTACAGTGCGGGAAGAATCTGACGTCACTACGATAGCTGATTTCGCGGGGGTAGTCTACCCTGCGCTGACCAGCGATTTCTATAGTGACCCAGGAGGCGTACATGTTGTCACGCACCTTTACAGACAAACAGAGATGGATGTCTGGTTTAGTGGCAACTTCAAGTACTACATTCCTGCATATGACCATGACCCGTCGCACGCAGACGCGTACGAAGTGATGGGGCAGTTGCTCCATTATTACGGTGTCGGGGTAAGTCCCCAGGTCATTTGGGAGTTAACTCCTTGGACTTGGCTAGTCGACTGGTTTGCAAACGTTGGAGAGAATATCAATAACTTCTCCGCGATGCTATCAGAGGGCATAGTCAGTCGTGATGCATACGTGATGAACCACCGCAAGGTGCGCGTGGTTAATGACTCGACCATCTATCTCAATGGTGGTCCGGTTAAATGCTTTTGGTATCAGAACATCGAAACCAAAAAGCGCACGGTTGCAAATCCGTATGGGTTTGGACTGACGATGGATGGTCTTTCCGGTCGTCAGTTAGCAATACTTGCGTCGTTAGGCCTCACACGAGGCTCAACACGTGGGTTGAGCGGAGGTCCTTCTTGACAAGTTCCAGCTCTAACAGGAGAAGTTGGGACCTGACCTACCGATTAACAATCCTGATGACTTTTAGGAGGTCAACCGATGTTTGCAGATCCGCAATCAGTGACTGTGTCTGATCTAAATGGTGGTTCAGCGATTTCGCTTCCACGCATTATTGATGAGGCATTACGATCCGTTTACCGTTCCAATGATGGGCTAGTGACTCTAACGATATCACATGCCCCCAAAGGGACGCCTGGTACGGCTAATTACCGTGTCAGTTCCATGATCCGTCTCGACACGAAAGTGCTTGCGGCGGACCCTCTGAATGCTGATAGATCTATCTACCAGTCGGCGAGTGTCTGGACTGTCATCGATAGGCCCGAATTCGGGTTTACCGTAGCGCAGCTGGTCGCTCGAGCAACCGCGTTAGTGACATTGCTGTCGGCTAGCACGTATGCTGCAGTCACAAAGTTGGCAGGCCAAGAGCACTAAGCTTTTGAGCCTAATGACCTGGCTACAGCTTCGACTAGGCGTCGCTTGATTGCGAGCTTCGGCTTTGCTGCGAATGTTGGTTTGACAGTTACCTCCTGGTTAAGGAGCAACTGTGAAAAGCAACGTAAGTGGCCTGCTAGAGTTGGCACAAGCCGTCTATCAAGACGCATGTGCTAGGTGTACTGTCAATGTCTCCGATTTACGTGATCTCTTGACCCTGAGGTCACGGGTCGAACACCGTGGATTATCAGAATTAACGATAACCCTGCCGTCTTTTGCTGCGGACTTCGAGAGAAGCCTAGCAATCGGGCGGATTGACTCAACAGCTTTCCCTTCGTTTAGGAAAGTTGGAGCAATGCCTGCATTTCTACAAGGTATGCTCAGTCAAGTGTTTGACCGGGAGAGTGGAGGACTCTATGAAAGATACCCCCGAAGTAGTTTTAGGGTGGCGGAAGTCGTTGAAGCAGTTAGGCAATTCTGCCTGGCCTTCAAGAAACTCGAGCTCCCGTGCACGCCCGCAAGGACGCGCAAAGCTATGGATGGGTTCGTTCAAATTGAACGCGACCTTGATGTCTACGATCCGGAACCTGACGTGGTTGCTGACTTTGTTAGCGTATCTCGTCTATTATGGGATAGTGCTCTCGCAAGCTTTAGGCTTGATGAGGTCACATGTACCCATGGTCCCGGGGCCACCGCCGATCGTGTTAAGGGAAACCAAAAATACGTCTGGCGTCACTGGTACGAACGGCTCGAACCATACTTCCCATTTTTGGAGCATGGATATCAACTATCCGTGTCATATGCGTCTTCGTTAGGCGATGAAGGGTATTACGATATAAAAACTCGTGAGCCCTACGTCGTTGAGGAAGCGCGCAGTCCGAACGTGGAGTTTGATGCGGTCGCCTTCGTTCCCTCGTGCCAGGAGTTGCCCGTCAGGGTGACTCCTGTCCCGAAGACACTCAAGGGTCCTCGCATCATTGCTATAGAGCCTGTCTGCATGCAATATGTGCAGCAGGGAATTCGTTCCGAGCTTTACCGCTTGCTCGAATCGTCTGAAATCGCTGGTGGTCACATCAATTTTAGTGACCAGAGCTTGAATAAGCGAATGGCATTGGTGGCGTCGGCGGACGGACGGCTGGCAACAGTTGATCTGTCGGAAGCGTCTGACCGTGTTCCACACGGTTTGGCGATACGCATGTTTGACGGTAATCCCGATCTTAGGGATGCCATCGAAGCATGCCGATCCACGCATGCGAAGATGCCTGATGGGCGAATAATCGGCCCACTTCGCAAATTCGCATCGATGGGGAGCGCTTTGTGCTTTCCGGTTGAGAGCATGTATTTTTACACTATATGTGTATTAGCTCGTCTCCGGTTTGCCAATCTTCCACTGACATGGGAACACTGTCTTAAGGTGTCCCGTGAAATATACATCTACGGGGATGATATAATTGTTCCTGCAGATGAGACAGTTTTTATTCTCGATTACCTACAGAAATACAACTGTAAGGTAAATACCCGTAAGACTTTTTGGCACGGGTTATTCCGTGAGTCTTGCGGTGTAGATGCTTATGACGGTGTGGAGGTAACTCCGACATATATCCGTCAAGTGCATCCCGAGAGTAAGCGGTCAGACAAGGCACTCATTTCGTGGGTGTCAACGGCCAATCAGTTTTACTTGAAAGGCTATTGGCATTCAGCTCAGTATATGTTTAACCACATAGAGAGCATTATAGGGGACCTCCCCTATAAGGAAGTTCAGAGTCCTGGTCTGGGTCGTATCTCCTTTCTAGGATATCGTTCCGTCGGTAGATGGAACGAGAAATACCAGCGTTTTGAAGTACAAGCGTTGGTCCCGGAACCAGTGTATCGCACTGATACATTGGAGGGGTACGCAGCCCTTCAGAAGTTCTTGCTACATGCGCAACGTGTAGCCGATGACGATGTGGAACCCGGTGCAGATTGGTCAATCGATCAATGGTTGCATGGGTCCTTTATCCGTACACCGGACTTTGTCGTTGATCCCTTCGGTTTCATTGGAAGGGATAAGCACCATATGGAGCGGTCCGCGCTGCACGGCGTGGCAGCACTGAAACGCCGTTGGGTGCCTGCTTAGCAACAGGCAATCTGAGCTTGC